TCCATGATACATATATTTATAAAGGTATTATTATTATTATTATTATGAAAATAATATGTGCTAAATGTGAATATCCTTGGGAAACTAAAACAAAACTGTCTTTCATTTCCTGTCCTAATTGTGGAAGTAAAAACTCGGTTCCACATTACAACATTACAAAAGAAACTAAAATAAAATTAAGAAAAAGGGCAAAGAACAAATGTGAAGAATGTGGGAGCAAAAAGACATTAGAAATTCATCACATAATCCCAAGACAATACGGAAATTTAAATGAACTATCTAACTTAAAATTACTCTGTCATGAATGTCACAATAAAAAAGGGATAAGCAATAGAGAAAGAAAAAACAGAGAGCAAATTCACCTAAACATAACATTTACAGACGAGGAATTTAAGAAATTAAAGAACTGTGCTGAGACTGCAAAGATATGTGGCAAGGCTAAGAACTGGGAAGATTATATTTTAAGATTAGCAGGGGTTAGGAAATGACAAACTTTAATTTAAGTGATAAAAGAAAAGAATTAATGGAAAGATTAGAAAAGAATAAACCTGTGAGTATTCCCTTAATTTTTAAGTATATTCAAACTCAAGACAAAGAATTTATCAGGTTGTTTAGGGAAATTATGCAAAGAGTATGTGGAGGAAGTTATTTAGAGCTAAGTTGGAATTTAGATAAATTAGCAGGAAAGGAGTTAAGCAAATGAACATCGGCTTTGAAGCAATAAAGGACATGACCATTCAAGAGGTTATAGAGATTGAAAAGGAGGTAAAAGATGATGAAAATAAGATTTAGAGATTTGAGCTGGGTGTTAAAGATAGCTACAAGTGTTTTGTTAATTGATGCTGCTTATTATGTCTGTGCATTTATGTATGGTTTCATTAATGCCTTATAAATGGAAAAGCAGAAGATAACATCAATTTGTCAAGATTGTAAGAAACAGTATGATTATGTATTAACTCCAGGATACCCAAGAAAGTATTGCCCTGAGTGTTCAGCTAAAAGGAAAGCTGCTTATGATGATATGGCTAAGTCTGAGGTTGTTAAACCTACTGGGTTTGTAGCTGATGAGAAAGCTGAAATGGGATTTAAAGCACAATATTCTAAGAACTCAGCATATCCTAAAGACCCTGTTGGATTGGCTGTTGAGGTGTTTAATGTTTTGGTAAAGCCAGAAATGGGTGACCTTGATAAACAGATGACAATAGCAGTTAAGTTAGTAAAACAAGCACAGCAGGCTTTTAGTTAATTTAACCAACCTCGTTGAAAGACGGGGGTTTATAATTTAGAATTAATTATGTCTGTTATTTCGTTAACCATCTTTAACATCAATCTGCTAAAGTGATGTTGTAGAAGTCTTATTTTATTATGAATAATTGTCTCAATTTTCTCTTTCTGTTTATTGCTTAGTTCTATCATTTTGTAATGCCCCTTGATTTTGTTAAGAGACATCTTGGACAAATCCATCTCTCATCAGGATATAGCCAAGTTAGGCCATTTAAATCATTAGGTGTAGCTTGCCTCATTTTCTTACCACAAAACTCACATGCTTCAACATTCTTGTTAATATCAACTTTCTCAATTCTTAGGTGTTTTATTAAAGCATCTTCACAGATAGCACTCATATTTAAGAATTTGTCCTCTTTCACTTTTTCTAATGTGGCTGAGTCTATTGTGATGTTAGCATGAGTTTTCATAGTTTTATTTCTACAAGCTCTCCCTTTTTAGCATCCTCTTTAGCAATTCCCATAATCTCCTTTGGTTTAATATTTTTGTCTGTTGCTTTAATACATAATTGTCCTTCTATTTGAATTATGCCACCTTCTAATTCGTTTATCTTAATGTATTCTTTCATACCTTAACTAAAAGTCCAATACTTATAAAGATATGTATATATGAGTATATAAACCCATATTTCCAGTGGAAAACCCCCCTCCTTAGGGAACCTCCCCCCATAGGATACATACATACATATCATTCCCCCCTCCCTGCACAACTAAGAATTAGTCCAAACCTTGTGCACAGGTCTGAGATAACTAATGACCTCTACTTTATATAGTTATGTGTGATTAATAGTTATTAATGGGTCTTTAGTTGTTGTTTATAACAACTCTCTTTAGTTGTTATTGATTTTCTATATGCGTTATGTTTAAATACTTTGGAAACTTTAGATTGCCGCAGCAATCTACATTCTTAAGGCCTTAACCATATACACTTTCATATACCAATAACAACTAAATTATGCCTTTTCTGGCCTTAATATGCCCAAATTTGACCTATTTGGGTTTTGCTATAGCAAAACTAGGCTCTATAGAGCCTATCTGCTTACGAAAAGCAGACCAAATGACGTAGGGCCTGTGTAGTTGTTTGCTTAACCGAATAACTCTACTCGTAATGATGGCCTGCTTACCTACGTTTCCTATGGAGATTTAGCTTTAGGCCCGACGTTGAGTTTGGGGGGGGAAAAAGGGGGGGGCATCACCCAAAGATTTTTTATTTTAGAATATTTTAAATACTATTAAATTAATAGTAAATTAATAGTGTAGGGTAGAATAATGGTTAGTTCGTTGGGTTCATACCCCTTCAGTGGAGGTTTGACTCCTCCCCCTGCAACCAATAACTATTGATAACCACTAACTAAAATGAAATACGACGCATGGCAACAAGAGGTCTTAGATGCAAAGGGGGATATTCTTCTTAACAAAGGCCGACAGATTGGCGGAACTGAAATCTTTGCACATAAATCAGCAGAATATTTAATAAATAATCCTAAGCACCAAATTGTCTGTTCATCATTAACATTAGAGCAAGCTGAAAATATTATAAATATGGTCTTAGCCTATCTTCATGAGAAATATCCGAAAAAGATTGATAGAGGAAAAAAGAAACCAACTAAAACAAGGGTATGGTTAAAGAATGGAGCTCACATAATATCAAGACCTGTTGGAAATACAGGAGATGCAGTTAGGAGTTTCACAGGAAATATTTTATATGTTGATGAGGCGAGCGGGATGCCGAGGTCTTTCTGGGTAGCTGCACTTGCTATTTTATTCACAACAAAAGGGCATATCTGGGCCTCATCTACTCCTAGAGGAAAATTTGAAGGAAAAGGTAACAAAAGAACGTTTTACTACGAGGCATATTTAAATGGGAGAAAAAGATGGACTGTAATAGAACAAAACTCTGAATGGGTTGCTAATAATAGAAAAGTCTGCGCAACTTGGACCCAGGAGCAGAAAGATGCAGCAATACAGTTTTTAAAAGATAGAAAAGAGGATTTATCAAAGGCAGAGTATGCACAAGAGTATCTTGGCCAGTTTATGGATGAAAATAGACAATGGTTTGCAGATGATTTAATAAGAAGCAGGATGATAGCTAAAAGACCAACACACATAAACCCAGAGTGGTTTGTAGGCCAGGGCAATGATGTGGCAAGAAAAGGGGAAGACCCAGGCTCCTACGAAGTTTTTAGATTAGCAGACGACCACCTCATCCAACTAGAAAATCAAATCTCAAAAGACCAGCCAATTACAGACACCTCAGACCAGATAATAGGACTAGATGAGAAGTTTCACGGAGATAAAATATTTATTGATGATGAGGGCCCACTTGGAAAAGGGGTTTTAGATATCCTACTAAAAGATGACCGCTCAAAGTACAAAACAGAAGGCATCTCAAATAGTAAGATGAGTATTGATAAAGATGGCAAGGAAAAACATATCAAGAAGGTAGAGATGTACGTAACTCTTTTGTCTTTGCTGGAAAAAGGGAAAATAGATTTGCTTGATGATGAGAGTATTTTCCAATCCCTAAAGAGCGTGCAATATTCCTATGAAACAGATAACCGAGGACAAAGGCAACTGGTAATTTTTGGATATGACACTCACATTGCAGAGGGAATTGTAAGAGTCACAGAGTTGCTAAAATACAAAGATTTAAATCCCACGGTTTACACTATTAAAATATGAAGAAGATAAAGGTGAAAGGCGAGGAGTATAATCTGGAAGATAAGGATGCTGCATTAATAACACTTCTATTAGAATTTAAAAGGATTTTAGAAAATATGGGAGTAATAAATAAATAATGGCAGATGAAGGAACACTAGCAACAACAGCACAGGTACTCTTAGCAATAGGAGAAAACGCAGGTACGGCCCAAACCTTAGTAGATAACACTAACATTTGGATTTTAATGGCAGAAGCAGATATGGAGGCAGCGTTTGGAGATAATGTTGGATTAGTTGCAAACTATGCAAGCATCACAGCAGCAAATCAACAATGGCTAGCAATGGTTGCATCACACAGAGCAGCATTCTACGCAATAAACCAAAACCAGAATAGTTGGTCTTTAGCAACAACTCAATCTAAATTAAATGTGTGTGATTCTATCTGGCAGGGATTTCTTAGTGATTTAAAGAACAGGAAGGCAGATATTATTGCAGATATGAGGTTATAATGCCACTTGATAGAAAACTAACAAAATTCACAACAGCAAGCCCTAAATTAGTAAATTATCCTGCAGCTGATTTAATTACTGGTTTTGGGGTTGTGAAGTTTAGTGTATATGCTTATATACCTCAAGCAGGAAATAAGGCTTTTGCTCTAATGCGTGATGCTTTTACATCCTCAGTAATAGAAACTGGAACATCTGTTAGCCCTCTTTATGACTCAGAAATACCTGCAAAACACTTAGACCAGGACTTTGACTTACCACCTTTTCAAATCCCGCATACACTCTTTGGAACAGCAAGGATATATTCAGCATTTGCTTCTGTTAAGTCAGCTGGAAATTCAACACTGAGAACATACTTTATTTATAGGTTAAGGAAATACTCAGGAACCACTGAAACAGAAATAGCCTCGGTGCAGACAGAAACCGTTGATGGAAATGGTCCTGATAGAAGCTTGAGCTTATTAGATATTCCCATCACAACAAGAACACACTTTAAGAAAGGAGATATACTCAGATTAACAATAGAGAGCTGGATGTGTAAGGGCGCAACAGGAGACAATGCACAAGGTAGAGTATATTATGGAGTAGACCCTTTGAATAGAGATGGAACATATCTCACTCCATCATCAGATACACTTCCATTTTCAACAACTAAAACAGAGATTTATATTCCTTTTGAAACAGAATAATGGCAGAAAATGATTTAAACCGAGCAACAACAACAGACTTCACAGGTCAAGTAGAGGATTTCATAGTTAACCAGAGAGCCTTAGATGCAGCAAACCCTAATCAAGATGAATTCTACTGGTATTTTGATAAGGCAACAACTAACTTAGGTTATTACCTTGAAACACCAGAAATATTTAACGCTGCAAATGCTTTGGCTACGTGGGCTTTCGGAAAAGGATGGGAAACTAAAGACCAATTAATGGAAGTTCAATTAGACCATGTTAGAGGGGCTGGGAAAAATACTTTTGATAAAATGATGTGGGGTCATGACGTAGTTAAGGTAATTGTGGGAGATGCTTTTATTGAATTTAAATTCCTAAAAGATGGAAAAATTGCAAACATGATTCCAATATCTCCTGAAAGAGTTAGAATTGTTTATGGAAAGAATGGTCTTATAAAACGTTATGATGTGTGGGATGGTAAAAAGTGGAAAGCCGTTAAAAAGGAGAATATGTTACACTCTTCCAATAAGCAAATAGGAGATTCTGTGCATGGACAAGCCCAAGGAGAGCCAGCTAAGAAGATTATAGATGCTTTAAATGAAGCTCTAGATGATGAGAGGACTATAAAGCACAGAGATAAGGCTTTAGGTATTGCTTACTATAAGACAAATAATGCAGGGAAAATATCTTATGCCAATACTCAAATAGAAAAGGCTGTTAAGAATGGCGAGATGTTAGGACTTCCAGAAGGTACAGTAGAAATTAAGCCGTACCCAAGTAGAAGCTCAGAGGATAGAACTAACTGGATTCAGATGTTGGAAAACAAGTTTTATCAAATATTTGGTGTTCCTAGAAGTATCGCCTCTAGTGATGGCACTTCAGAAGTTGGGGGAAAGATGGGTCATGTAATTTTTGAGCCAATCTATACTAAAGAACAGATGGACTTGGAAGGAGATTTAAAAGCTCAATTCCAAATAGATATTACATTTAACAGACCCCCAAGTTTAGGGGGGATGCAACCTGCTCCTATAGACGAGAGCAAGAATACAGGACAGATTGGAGTTCAACCAAATGATGTGGAGGCATCTTTAACAAGAGAATAATGGTAGACGCAATGGGAGGTAAAGGAACAATCACAGGCGGACTGCCAGAGTTTACACCACCTAAGGACGAGAGAACAGAACAACAGAAGTGTGAAGATAAGGGTGGCTTTTGGGATGTTGAAAGGCAAACGTGTTTATTAGTTCCTCCAAAAGAGGAGCCAAAGCCAGCAGAGCCCCAGGCGGATATAACAACCCCAGAAGTTTTCACAGACCAAGCAACTGGGCAAGTCTCAGGAATTACCTTGCCAGATGGAAGAACATTTTTTGGATTAAGCCCAGACGAGGTTGCTGCTATTGCAGGAAAGGAAACAGGTAGAGGAGTGCCACCACCTGGAACCGCGCCTGTTGGAACCGCCCAAGCACAAGCACAAGAAGCGCAGAGAAAAATAATTACTGCTAAAAATGTGGGAAAAATAGATTTAGCTTTAGCATCACAATTAGAAGAAGAAGGATTAAATGTTAAGGAATATTTAGCAGCAGGGGGGCACGGGGCAATTAAGCAAGCTCTTTCTTGGGGGGCAACAGCAGCAGGAGCTGGATTAGTTGCAGGGCCCGCAGCACCAGTGACCGTGCCAGTAGCGGGGGCATTGGGTGCAGGGATTGGATTAGTGAAAGGGTTTTATTCTGACGTAACCGCCAATATGGAAGCCCAAAGACAGGATTTAGTTTCAACAAAAACAAAAGAACTTAAACAAAGAAAAACAGCTATAACACGTTACATTTCATCAGCGAATGCTAACCCTGCAGCAGCAGATGAGTATGTCGCTGCCATGAATCTCGAACTAAGTTTGATAAGAAAGGATTATAACACACTTCTAAAAAGAGGAAATGAAGACTTGGAGTTCTGGGGGACTGATGCAACACCCCAACTAGTGGAGTATAAAGTATTTTTTGATAGCACAGAACCTTCACTAATCGGGCAGATGCAACAAGCTGTTCTTAAACCAAACCCTACAAGGGCATTTATAGACATTGAAGAGGAAGAATTATAATGACTAAACAAAATAAACAAAAAATACATCCAAGCGTGGTATGTGTAGGACTACTTTGTATAACAGGGTTAGAACTCGCAGCATTAGCTAAAGGTTTTAACGGAACTTTATTAAAAGGAGTTCTTGTTTTAATAGCATTGGCTATTGGGGTAAACATACCAAAGCCAAAATTCCTATCATAGAGTTGAAAGGAGGTAAATAAAATGGATGAAGAAAACAAAAAAACAGAGGAAAAGGTTGAGGACAAAGCAGATGCAGCTAAAGCAGAAGAAGCAGGGGTTGAGAAAAAACCGCTATCTATCGTAGACGAAGCTAAGGCTATCCGTGATGAGATACTAGAGGCTAAGAAGGGTCTAAAAGAAGAAAGGGAAAAGCTTGAAAAAGTACAGTCAGAAGCATTACTAAGTGGCACTGGTGGAGGAGCAGCCCCTAAAGAGGCGTCTAAAGAAGAAACTCCTAAAGAATACAAGGACAGAATTGAAAAAGAAATTTCCGAGGGTAAGCACGATGAGTGAAAAAATTGAAGAGCCTGAAAAAGATGAAAGCTTTGAGATTATATCTGTTAAGGAAAAATATCTGAGAGAGCAATTTGCATCTGCAGAAGATGCCTTAATGAAATCTGAGTTTGGAGTTCTGGCTAATAAAGAGATTGTGAAAATTGCAGAAGCAGAACTTTTAAAAGAGCAAAAGAAAAATGCACATTAGTTTTATTCCTTATGGAGAACGCTCTTGTGTCGAAAGACTATTAAGAGATATGGAAGCACAGAAGCATCTAATGCCTATGACAAAGGGTAAAAAGAAAAAAGGGGTATGGATGCCAGGAGCAATTAGAGAACTTCCTTTTGGAGTTAAAGAATATGTATTTTGTAAAGAGTCTTTGGATATGGTTCTTAGAACATTAAGCACAAATAAGCCAGGGGAGTATGGAATTAATTTTAAAAAATTAGCCTACCCAATTCTAAGAAAACTTTTAAAACTAAAACCAATACCAAAATATGAGAAGAAAGGGCCTGTTTACTTATGGGGCAAAGCCTTTGTGAATATTATTGTTTTAGGAATAAGAGAAGATACAGAACTTGTTGGAACTGCTACAGATGATAAGGGCTGGACTCACGAGGCACTATGATATTTATGACCTGGGAACTAAGATTTTACATATTTTTAGGTATTTCTATAAAATTATGGCAACTGTGGAAAGAGGGAAAGATTTAAATAATCGTTCTACCGAATAACTCTATGACAGATGAAGCAGTGTTAAAGGTTGAAACTCATATTCCTGTTAATTTTACTTGTTCTACTTTAGTGACTATTGAAAAAGGTGCAATCTGTAAATTAACTTCTCCAATGACTGCGGTTCTTTCTGACGGTGCCAATGATATTGTGGCAGGTATTGTTCAATCTGAAAAATTAGCAGCAGAGACTTCGCAAGATTCAGTTGCAGTTTATAGAGGGGGAATATTTAGAGTAAAGGCTTCTGGAAGTATTAGTGCAGGAGACCCAGTAACTACTGCAGCAGCTACAAATCAGGTTGTAGTAGCAACAGCAAACGATGAGAATATTCTTGGAATTATGTTAGAAGATGCTACAGATGGTCAAACTAAATTAATGGAGCTTCGTCCTACAACGATGCAATTAGCATAATGGTAGAAACAGCTGGACAAGCATTAATTAGAGATATTGATATTACTAAGGCCTCAATAGCAATGGAAGAAGAGGCATTAATCTTTAAACCATTAATTTCTGGTAAGCCAACTAAGGCAAGAGAAGTTAAGTTTTGGTCAAAGACTTCTGGATATTTAACTTTAACTTCTCCTGCTAAGCTGAGCAATATTGCACCTGGAGCGAGACCTTTCGTAGCAGAAACTTCTTGGACCCCAGATACAGTATATACTAAAAAATATATGCTTGATTCTCCTATGATTAACCTTGAGGACGAGAGTGACTCAGAGGTTCAGGTATTCTTGGATAATGCCAAGGATGTTGTTGAAGCTATTGCTAACGACGAGGATGGAGATATTTGGGATGTTGTTAGTGAAAACCAAACTCCTGTTCTTATTAACTCTACAGCTGCTACCGCAACATGGGGTGCAGCATCTGGACAAGACCCATTTGAGGACATCATGGAAGCAAAGATGGAGATTAGGCAGCAAACTAAGAGGAGTATTAGAAATGGTGTATTACTTTTAAACGCTCAAGGAGAGAAAGATTTGTTAGTATGGTTAGTTTCTACTAAAGGTTCAAGTGTTCCAAACTTCGCAAGTGAAAAAGTAGGGTCTGGAACAATTGAGAAATTTGCTGGACTGCGTGTAATGGTTTCTGAAAATGTAACTGCTACTTTTGCTATGGTTGCAGACCTAAAGCAAGCAGCAGAGTATAGACAGTTTAAACCATTGCAGACATGGATAATTTCAGAAGAGGGAATTGGTAGAAAAATAAGGGTCTCTACTAATGGAGTTGCTATTCTTATTAAACCTAAATATATTTCTTTAATTACAGGGGTAGCATAATGTCAGAAGAAGGAAATAAGAAACTTTATGCACACTACACAGCCTTAATTGGTGGTAGTGTTAAGACAGGTAATGCAGTAAGGAATGAGTTAATTGTTGCTGATGCTAAGAAGCACTTGGCAGACCTTGTAAAGAAAAATCCTGGTCTTGAGGAAACTCCTAAAGTAGAACCAAAGGAAGAAAAAACTAAATCTAAGGTAAAGAAGTAATGGGAGAGAATGTTAATGACAAGAAGTCAAGCACTTCTGTTGCAGAAGGAGCATTTGTTGAGAACTCTGGGGGAACTGCAGTAAATGTTGATTCTACTTTTAGAGGATATACTTTACAACAAATAGCTGAGGCATTAAATCTTGCGGGGATTATAGCATAATGGCAAGCGGAGATTTAACAGCGAGCACCCCTGTTGTATGTACTACAGGCACAGAGGTAAAGACAGCAGTTGATGCTTTGAACCTTGCAGCAACTACAGACAAACTTGTTGTAGTTCCATACCCTGATGTTTCTGGAAAGTGGCTTGTCTTTAAAGTTGAGCGGGCAGCATAAATTTTTAAACTATTGATTCTAATATAATTTATGGTAAATATAACTGATATAACTGTTGATGGAATAGTAACATTCCCAGGTCATTGGGCCAGAAACACAGCCGCAGACCCTTTAGTAATTGCAACAGCAGGAGATTTAAATGGTTTTATTGAATTTGATACAACTGATATTCCTGATGGTGCTACAATAACTTCTATAAGTCTTTTTACATATTCTACAAATGATATTCCAGCTCCACAAGCTCAAGATATTATTTCTATGGCAGGAAAACAATTAAGTGATTATGCAGATGATGAAGCAGGCAACACAGAACTTTCAGGTGACTTAGCTGGAAATGATACTATTGGAACTGCAAATTTAGATGCAAGTGAGAGTGGAGACTGGTATGAATTTGTTTTAAATGCAGATGCTAAAACTTATATGGGAAACCAACTTGGTGATAATTATTTTATGTTTGGAATACAAACATCCTCAGGAACTGTGGACTCAGAGGAGGGATCAAATCCAGCTTATTTAGTAGTAGAATATACTGGGGGTGGAGGTGGGGATGCGGTGCAAGATATAATCCCTTATGTTTACTAATGACAAATCCAAATAAAGGAACAAAATCTACTAAGGAAATTTCTAAATTAGACATACCAGAAGGTATTGGAGACACTCAAAACTTAGTCCCAGAGGGCTTAAATGGCGTTAAGAGCACAGTTCTATCTAAAGACAGAGTTGGATTGGAGTTGTAAATGGCAAAGAAAAAACAAAGAAAGAAAAGAGTTGTTAGAAGAAAACAACCTCAAAGCATAGTTTCTGATGAATTATTTATTCCTAATCATTCTGGAATGTTAGACGCTGGTAAGGTTCATAGAACACCAACAGATAATTTAGACCCTGTTAATAAAAAATATGTTGATAATTCAGTTGGGGCTCATACTTTGCAGGATGCTTATGATGCTGGAAATGCAATTTTGACATCAGCAGTACAGGGGGATGTTGAAGTTAGTTTAATTCCTACGGGGGGTCATGGTGCTATTCCTCCAACGGAGTTTGTAGTAAAAAAGAGTGGAGGAGGGGATTTGATTAGTTTTGATGGTGATGGAGTGGGGTCTGCTAATTTTGAGCTTGATGATACTTCATTTATTATTGATGTAAAAACGAGTGTTGGTTCAGGAAGCGAATTTGATATAAAACTTGCAGGAACTTCTGTTCTTCGTATTGATGAAGCAATAGGGTCAGGTTCTTTAAAGAGTTCTTCTTGGTGGCCTTTCGCCGACAATACTCATGATTTGGGGGGTCAGATTGGTCCAGTTCACCGTGCTTGGAAAGACCTTTATTTAAAAGGGAAAATTACAGATACAACAAACACAATAACAATGGGCTCTCCTATAACTGTCAATACAGGTATGGACATAGGGGACGGTGGGACTACAAACTACACTGAAATTAAAGCAGATGGAGAGATTAATCTTCATGGAACAGCGAGGGTAAAAAAGAAAATTTATATTGGTGCTAATGGAATAAAAGCCCCTGGAGCAAAACCAGCCACTTTTGTTGAAGATGGATTAACTGGTTGTTGGGAATTTGCAGATGCTATTGAAGCAAACCAACAAAGTATAAGTGGAACATTCTTAATCCCCCCAGATATGGATATAAGTATTGCCCCAACTTTGAATATCGGATGGCATGCAAACGGAATAAGCCCTGGGAATTGTAAATGGCAATTAGAATATTTATGGATAAGTCCAAATGAAGATGTAACTGCAGCAGCGCAGGAAACTCTAACAATAGTCTCCACAGCTTCTGCAACTTCAGATGGTTTGATTGTCGCAGAAATTCCTGGGATAGATCTACCATCTTCAACAGATAAATCTTTTTTTTGGAAAGTAACAAGATTAAGTGGAGATGTTCAAGATACAATCGCGGCAGTAACACACATGAGAGGACAATTTATGGAATATACTGCTAACAAATTAGGAGAAGCTACATGAAATTAGAAGATAAACAACGAGAGGCTGAAACAGAAAGAATACTTGAAATTCTAAAAGGACTAAACAGCGACGAGAAACATCTCTACATGAGAGCCTATGGTGATGCTTTGGAATATTGCAGAGATACATTAGAGCCT